CTCGCGTTGTTTGGTGTGTGTGGAAAATATCGTCCAGCTCCGCTTCTAGTTGTGCCGCCTCACCGGAGATCCAACGGGGCACTTCGGGAGCCATTTGCCAATGCGGTTCTCCAATCTCGCTGTTGTATTCCAGCGTATCTGCGGGGTCAATTGTGATCATGTCAGCATCGTCAACCGAGCCAGCAGGAATCATCAATCGAGCGTTTGCAGCTTTACGCATATGCTCAAGAATTGTCGAGCGAGCGCGGTTATATGCGTACTGAACGTCACGAGCAGGGGTAAGAAGAGTGTGTCCAACCCAGCTGGTAGGAATCTTATTTTGACGGAAAAGAGACAAGTTCAGGTGCTTGAATGGGAATGGCCACTCATCTTCCTGAAGAACGATCTTTCCGTTTACAACGTGTACCACACATCCCGGGCCACGCGAGGTGGGTCGTTCGTAATAGACGTAGACGAGGGTTGTCTTGGGTGGCGCACCACCCGGGCGACGTAATAGAATACTGCGATGGCGAGAAGAAAGCATAGCTTCTGCGTCGGCCTGTGGAACTTCTTCAAGGTTGTACCTTTCCTGTACTTGCTCCGGTGGAAGGCTCGTGCAGCGAATCCACCAACGGGCGTCGCGGTCGTTATGTGAGCCCGGCTCAAGGGTAAATTCATTAATACCAAGAGGTGTGAGCCTGATTCCGCCCTGCGGAACAGAGATCTGCGACATGGGGTCAATCATGTATTCTTCACCCTTGTCAGGGTCCCAGTCGACGGCGATTGCGCTAGCTCCACCAAACAAGGTCTGCAGGATAGACATTTCACGAACGTCTTCCCAGTTGTTATGGCGTTGTTCACCCATGAGGAGCTGTTCCTGCAGACGCTGACGGCGCATTGATGCGTCATCCATACCGCTAGGTTGTACTTCCCAAATAAGCTCAGAACGGGTAAGACGGGCTAAAAGGCTGCGGCAACGAGGACCATACTTGTCAATAGTGATACGAGAGTTGCGTTCTGCTTCGTTGGCGTAGTCAAGCTCTTGTACGATGTTGCGTGTTGCATCCCACCAAATCCACTGGTGAGAAGCGTAATAAGACGCATTCATCCAATAGTCGCGGCGTTCTTTAACGAGGTACTGGTCGGCTTTCTGCCACATTGCAATTACGTCGGCAGCAACCGGCGGGGCCCAAGGCTTCACGGAGCAACTCCTTCAGACGGGACACGCCATGTGTGGTAAATCTCTTCACCGTCGTCATTCTTCTTTTTCTTAGAAGCAGGAGTCTTTTCAGCCCTAACCATTGATGTAAAGTCTCCCGTGTGACGTGAAATAGCTAATTGTGTAATTCGACGGTTCTCGCGAACAAGCCAAATAGTAACTCCCATATTACCGAGAGCTACAATAGACAACATTATCACAATTCCACATCCTTTGGTGGTACGACTTTAAAGTTCTTTTTGGCTGGTGGAGCTTCTTCAATAGGTGTTTTGGGGATGCTATTCATAATACGCAAAGTAGTTTCAAGCTCTTCAATGCGGCCGGACAGCTTCACATTGTTTTCTGACAGCTCGGTGATCATGTCAGACAGCGCCTGGTTCGAACCTGCTGTAATAAGCTCCAAGTTGCGGGAATCGAGGACCATACGGCTCAACTCAACACAGCAGTCCGCACACACGTAAAAACGACGATTAGCCGATGGATTGTCGTCATCAGGACTGTTTGGGTGATCTAGGTCAATCCCGGTGTCAATTGTAGGCAAGTTGACACTACGGCAAAAACCGCAGCAACCTGGAAGATATAAGTAATGGTCTACACGTAACATTTGTTACCACCGTTTCGTTTTTGAGCGCTTGCCCATTTTATCGAGTCTTTCAATGTAACGCTGTACGCGTCCATCTGCACCTTCAGCATACTTCTTAGCTGCGCGTTTATGGACCTCATAAGGTCTACAGCCTAACAAATACCGCAAAGCGTCGACTGCGTGGTCTTCGTCTTTGGTATCAAGGTCTTCAGGGTTTGTCCTGGCGTGGCGCATCTGAGGGAGGGTTCTAATTAAATTGACGCAGTTATCAAAGATTTTTAACCTAATTACACTGTCAACAGGACTAGGTGCCATATAGCGACGGACGTTCTGCCACCCACCAATACGCTGGTTTTTGGCTCTTGTAAGGATCACACCATTACTATTGTACTGTCCAGCCACTGTTGTGCCGGTGCCCGCCGTGTTGTTAAACATTGACGGGTCACCAACACTCATAACGTAATTTTCCGGTTTGTCTTCGGTACTAACAGATAGCCCTTTGATAGCCCGGGCTTGCTGCGCTGCAGTGAGATTTTTAGCATACGCTTCCCTATAGATGTACATAGTCCCGTCAGCTGGGTCGACCGCGCCCCACAGGCAGCAGTAAGGGTTTGCTGTTCCGAAGTCAACACCGCGATACTTTTGCCACGAATCCGGGATCGGGAATGGGGGAATAACGTGAATGTCACGTTGAAATTCCACGAAGTACTGTCCCGAAAACGTGTCCCAATCCCCCATGAGTTTTTGGCGGCGTTCCGTTTCAGGAAGCATTGATAAGTGTTTTTTGTAAGTCGGGTCAATGTACGGGTTGTCCACCACAGTAGAAGGGACGAAAGCGACAACCAAGTGATTGTTCGGGTCGTGTTCAATTTCAAGCTTTTCAAGTTCTTCTAAGTCTTCCGGTAGCTCAACTAAGCGTACAATTGGTGGATCTTCAAATCCATTGGACACATCATATACAACGGCGTACTTGCCATATTGGGTAGGCCCAACCAGCATTTGATACAAAAACGTATGTCCTCGGTCACCTGGGTTGGTGGCAAACATAACGTGGGTACGAACACCTGAAGCAGCCATCTTTTTGCTGGTACGGAGACGACCTGAGATCATCAGCATTTGGTACGGCGTGAACTGCGTCGCTTCGTCAAAACCAATAAAGTCATACTCAGCAGACATGAACTGGCCAACATCCTCATCGCGGGCGCAGTAACCGTATTCAATAATGCTTCCGTTTCCATACCACCACGCTTTAACGTTGTCGACGCTTCGCAATACTGCGTCTACTTCAACCTGTGCGTACCGTACCTGAGTACGAATAATTAGAGATCGTCGGAGTTCCGGTAGGGAGGTACGAATAAGTAGGCTTCTGTGACCCGGAAACCGGAGGCTGAGCTGGTGTACGTGGTAGGTAAGAAGTTCTGACTTACCTCCACCCGCTGCGCCACCGTAAAGGAGCCAGTCGACTTTACCGAGAAGGAGGTTCGCACGTAGTTGTCGTTCATTACCTTGGAGAGACCAAGCCGTAAGGTCTTCTTCAAGAAGCTTAAGATACTCGTCCTGTTCGCGAGTAGAGAGGTTATTAAACTCTTCATCGGATAGGAGTTGGCTCATGCGTCACCAGCAACAGCCCTCAACCCACCTTCAACACGACGCTTAGCCTCAAGACGAAGTTCTTCAAGGCGGTTTTGTCTCGTTTCGGGAGTCTCATTTTGTGTACCGGAAATGGTAGTAGCTTGGTTCATCTCAAGACGGAGAATGTCATGCCACACTTTGGCGATCTTGGTAGCTTCTTCGGCAGAACCGATCTCCCATTCCCCACCCAATACACGCAATGCGTTATCGGCCATGATAGCAATAGCCATCTTTGGGATATCCTCGCGAGGAATGGAGTCATCGATCTTGTTGTAGCCAAGCTTTTTAAGCTGTTCCTGTGCTGTCAGAATTTCTTTGGTGTATCCAGTACGAACATGCTTTTCCTTGTTGCGGTTCTCCTTACGGGAGACAGCAGCTTTGCGGGCATTTTCGGCCGCGTTTTCAGGAGTAAAAGCATGGGGAAGAATGTTTGCAATTCTTTGTTCCCGAATTTCGTCTGAATTTGGCATTATTCTGATTTTACCTGTTCGTAAATATTCTTCCAAATTTGCATAGATAACTCGCAAATACCTTGAATGGAAGCGTTTTCCTCAGGGGTAATGCTTCCAGCGTCGTATGCCATTTTACCTAAGTTCATGACATATGAACACCCCATAAAGATAGCAGAAGCAATATGCTCAGGCAATGGGTCAGGCCACCCGGCAGAAAGAATGCCAGCTAGCGCTTGTGCTGACACGGCACTGTCGGGTGCAGTATGGGTAGATGCGAGCAGGAGCTTTGTCTGCTTTGGTGTGTAAAATTCAGTTTCCAAATTGGATACCATCAATCTCTCCAATTTCAGGCTGGAACGGGACTCCCAGCTTGATTGCCAATGCTTCAATCTCAGGCCATAAGAAGTTGTAAGCGGCGACAACAACATCTCCGGTTGATTGCCAGCGTTCGTTGTAGACTTCTTCAAGTTCTGATTCTGAAACCAACTCGTCAGAGTAGTCCGCGAGATCGAACCATTCGATGGCTTTGTTACCCGCTTCGACCGCATCGTGGAGGAATTGCTCCCATACGAGCTGCTTGTGGTACGTTTCGTCGTCAAACGGTTCTGACGTATAGTCTCCCGTTGCCATGGTGATAATCCTCCATACATTCCCGCCACGTCTTCTACTGACGGGAAACTTAGTGCGTATTCTAGACAGTCTTCTTTGACTGGACATTCATTACAAATTGCTCTTGCTGTAGCAAAAAAGTCTTTTCCTTGCGGTTCAGACGGAAACCAAAGGTTTGTGTCGTGTCCTTCGACTCGGCACTTAGCCTCTTCGATCCAATCAAAACGGCGCTTCATCAAATAGTTCTTGCGGAGAAGAGGAATCGCTGAACTTCGGACGGGTGTCGTTCGGCAGCTCAAAGCGAATACTTGGGCCGCAATCGTCCACAAGGACCTCCATTACGGTCTTCTTCTCTCCGGCTTTAGTGGTATATTCGTCTGTCTTATAACGACCCACAACCATAACACGATTGCCTTTAGCGAACATTGAAGCAACGTTTTCAGCGGTCTTCCCCCATGCTACACAGCGGTGCCAGGTTGTTTCCTTAACACCGTTTACATCACGGGTGTCCGCAATGCTGAACTTGACCTTAGCTTTTCCACCCGTTGTGAAAGAAAGCTCCGGATCTTGTCCTAAGTTTCCAATAATAGTGATGTGATTCATAATCCTCCTATGCGGATATCATATCTTCTGATTCGGTGATTTCGGGTAAATCCCAATATTCTTTGGGCCAAAAGTATGAGGGGTGGTGTCCCAGGCTGCAAGCTAGCTTATCCGCCCGGTAGAACCTAATTCCTCGTTTAACCCAATTACGCATGACGTCGCGGCTTACGCCAAGAGCCATTGCAAAATCCCGGTCAGTATGCTCAGGATCGCGAAGTTTATCAATAACTGGCTGAAAAGGGAGGACTTGCTGCTTTTCACTCATTTTCCTCCTCCAAGATTGAAGAAAAGTCAATTTCGGCAATTCTTTCAAAAAGCTCGCTCAAAATACTTTCGAGCTCCAAAATCCGTTTTTTTGCCTCTTCGAGCTCTTTTTGCGTCCGCCCATGTGCCTCTTGCGAGTCAATGAGGCGCGAGAGGGTGCTTTGGCTGTAGTAGCGAGATCTCTTGTAGTTCATCGAGTCCACCCTTGATTGCTGGCTCTCCACTGTGTTGGAGAATGGTTCTCTTCTACGTGTCGGCGCTGCTCTTGATCCTCGTACAGCCTTACAAGGTGCATACAGGGGTCATAGCCCTCATCTAGCGCTTCATCTTCTTCTGCGTCCGTAGGGAACCCGTCATGGGTGGCACAGAGCGCTGGGCCGCAGTAACCACGTTCCCAACCATACTTCAGCCATTCCTCGGCTGTCATGTCCTTGTCGCTCACCACACACCCTCCTTTGGGTCCTTTTCCTTTGGTTCGAAGATTTCTACGTCTCCACCCCACCGTACAATTACTTGTTCCCATGTCATATGGTTTCCTTTCGGTTGTAGATCACAATAGTACAAGCTAATCTTCGTGTCAACAACTTTTATGAGAAAGATTTGCTCCTGAGGTTGCGCTGGGTGAGATCATCGTGTATCTTTGAGGCACAAGCTAAAGGACCATGGCCACGTAGGGAGTTGCACTCTGCTGGTGTTTACACGGGAACGTGGGTTGATGTTCCCTGCACCCAAGCAAGAATGAAGACAGAAGGTCTTGCCCCTGTTGCGTAAGAGGAACAAGCAGCGTTATGAACGTCATCTCATTAAATCCGGTGTCGGCTAAAAGAACTTGGCTACGGCGACCGTCTACAGCAGTAGTAAACCGTGGGGGGAGCTAGACAACTCCACCTGTGAGTTCGGCCCACACAGCGAGATAGTCAACAATTGCTCCTGAAAGAAGCTGGCACTGGTGGATTCCACCTGTTAGGTGGGTCTTTTTGAAACAAATGTGGAAGATTTTTAACTCCGGGTACAGATTTACTGCATTTTCACCCCTTTCGGGAGCAAATCAGGCCTTAGAAGGAGGAATTCACCGCTGAGAACGTGCTGCAGTTAGTCGCAACCCCCAAAAATTTTAGTCAAACGTACGGGCGCGTGTAGTTTATAAAGTGCATGGGGTCCCCCCTTGGGGCGTGGGGGTGCGTTCCTCCCTTCCAGTGGTCGGGGTCGGGGCGCTGGGGGTCGGGTCGGGGTCGGGTCGTCGCCGGTCGGGGGTCGGTCGGGGCGGCTGGGGCTGGGCTGATCCGGTGCTGGTCGGCTGGCGTGTGTGCGTGTGTGTGCGTGTGCTTCGCTCTCCGTCGTCGCCGGTCTTCGTCCCTGGCTCTTTCGGGGCTTCGACTCCAGGTCTCGGGCGAGAAGCTGGGTGATCGAGTGCGGCTCTGTTCGCGTCGTGCTGGCGCTGGGTCTTCGCTAGGTGCTCTCGCTGGGCGCTCATTCGTTCGGGGCACTCAATACAACCCGAGACAGCAAGAGACCCCCACCACGCTCGGCAGGGGTCTCTACTGTGCTAGTCGGTCGCTAGTTGGTCACTGCTGGGTTAGGCACTCCGGACACAGAGCAGCGCCGTGAAGGTTGCTCGCTCCACACTTCCAGCACAGACCAGCCTCGCCAGCCTCTAGGGCGACTTCTTCGACATAGTGCAGATACTCACGACCCAACAGCCACAAACAGAGCGCCGTCGCTTGGCGTCCTTCTTTGCGCTCCATAGCGGCGTGCAGTTCGGCCGTGTCTTGGTCTTCATAGATGCCATTCACCCAGCGAGAGCCGTTAGAGGTCTCTACCGTCACGACCCAGCCACCCCACTCGGGAGACTGTTCGGGTGTTTCTTTCTTCTCGGTCATTGGTCTGTTCCTTTCTCGTGGCGTTGTTGCCAAGGGTGAGCATACACGAAAAAAGACCACCAACCGGGAAGGCGGCTGGTGGTCTTTCTCTTGCCCTAGGGCTGGGGGTCTAGTCGTGTTCTTCGCACTCGTGGAGACCGTCTAACCAGCGGTCGCAGTCGTGAGGGTTGTCGGCGTACTCAATGAGAGCCTTGGCAAGTAGATCGAGTTCCAGCCAGCCGAGACCGTTGGTCTCTGTCGTGCCCCACACGGAACACTTAGAACCCCAGCGGTCTTGTGAATAGCCGACAAGGTCGAGGAACAACGGAAACGGGGCGTTTTGGTGGTCGTAGTTGAGCGACCAGCCCCAAAGGTAGGCGATAGCCCCGGCGTACGCTGGGGCGTTCTCGGTGTATGTCCAAACAGAGACCGACTCTGTTTCTCTTTCTTCGGTGCTCATGACGAGACCCTTTCTGTTTCTTTTTCGGGAACGCTTGGCAGTAGTGCTATGCGCTCCGCCCTGAAGACTAGCACCCATTCGTCACACTCTGCGACATTCCAAAGAGGCCGAGCAGACCTCTTGTGTCGGGTGAGTTGGTAACCGGCTGGGTCGGGGAAATTGCCAAAGCGCTCTTCCCAGTTGGCGAATGTTTGCGGCGTCACTCCGTAGCGCTTCGAAAGCTGGGTGGCGGTCGCTAACCCCTCGGGGGCTGGAGACTCGAACGGTACGAACGGAACGCCTTCGGGGATGACGATCGCTCTCATTCTTCGTCCTCGTCGTCGAGGAGATCGCCAAGTTCTTCGTCGCTAAATTGCTCACTTGCTAAAAAATCCTCGTCCACCATTCCCTGCACGAACGAGGACAAGCGACCGGCAAGGCGCTGGCGCTGTTCTTCGGGCATGTCTTCCTTTCGCATCTCGTAATTAGTGAACATTTGCAGAATGAACGAGCGACCCCACACACGGAGCGCCATTGCATCTATCGCTTCAGCGAGTGCCCCGGTAGCGGCTCCGTCGTCATCTACTGGTTCGTTCGGGGTGTCCTCGAACAACATACGAGATGCCACATCTCCGTCACGGGTGACGACACAGAACAAGACAACACGACGCCGTTTTGGGTGTTCGCTGGGTGCGCCTTCGATAGTTCCGTCGTCGCCTAATGGAGCCGCCCAGCCAGTAGTCAAGACCCCCATAGCGTAGGGAGTGTGTCGGTCTTCAGCGTCACGGCCTACACCGTTCAGCAACATGTAAATGTCGTCGCTATCGCCGGTATTCAGCCATTCAGAGCCGAACAAATTCCAGAGCTGTGCCCCGCCGCCCTTCTTCGGTATTTTCACCGCTGTTCCTAATGCACCTAAGTGCTCTACTGCCGTATTCATGATGTACCCCTTTCAGGCTTGGCGTTATTGCCGAACGAGAGCATACAGCAAAAAGACCCCAGCGCAAATATTCGCGTGGGGTCTTCGTTGCCGGATCTATCGCCGGAAGTGCCAGTCTTCGGGATATTCCTCGGGGGTGTACTCGCCCTCGGGGAGTGTCAAGTACAGCGTGAACTCTCGCCAAGCTTCTTCAGCGACCCAGCACCCATTCCAGTCTTCGCAGTACCAAACGAAACGCTCGGTGAACTCTTCCCACTCCCGAGAGCGATAGCGCACCCGAGAATGACCTTGGCAGTACCAATCAACCTCACGCTCAAATAGGTCTCGTCGTGTCCAGTCGCTAGGTGACTTGGTGAGATAGGCAGATGGAGAAGGTCTTAGTGGTTTCATAGTTCTTCTAAGTGGCGTTGGGTCGAGGAATGTCAGAAACTAGCCAAGGCTGGGGTGGCTCACCACTTGAGCACCGTGAAGTCGCAGAGCGTCCTCGGTCGTTGGGTGCGCTGTGTCGTCGTCAGTTGCGAAGTCGTACCAGCTGGTGAAGTCGTCGAAGCTTGCGAACCCATAGACCCGAGATCGGACTTGTAAGCGGAACGGATAGTGACCGGGGTGTGCCTCGACCGAGAGACCTACGACCTCGCCCTCCCCGAGTGCGGCGTCAATCGCTCGCTCGGTGGCTGTGCGCTTGTAATCACGCACTTGTTCACCGTCAGAGAAACCCAGCTCGTAGGCGAGTATTCCCGTTAGAAGAATGACCGATACGACGGTCGCTGAAATAATAAATGCGAACATGAGTGTTCCCTTTCGTTAGTGCCATTGGTGGCAGACCCGAGAATAGCAAAGACCCCCAAGCGAGTGGGGGAACTTGCTCGGGGGTCTTCGTTGTTGTTGGGGGAGAAAGGGTAAAAACCCCAACGCCCACAACACTATCGGGGAGGGGCGTTTAATCCTCACCGAAATCTAAAACGCCGGACTCGATACCGCTAGCGACCAGCTTGAGAACGAACGCCAACATCTCTTTACCGCCGGGACGGTGGCTGTTCTGAATGGCATGCTCAATCATTCCCTCGGTCGTCATGTCTCCACCGTTCTTCACGGTGTCGTAAATGACCGTCAAGAACAAGAACGAAGACATAAGAGCCTCGTCCACCATTCCCTGAGGCGTTGGGTTCTCACAGTCACCAGTCCATTGTTCAGCCAGTTCTATTTGAGGCTTGCTCTTGTTCGGTCTGAACATGGCGATCTGTGCGGCTAATCCGCATGGCGTGATGATGTTGGAGACCCGAACGGGGACATCTCCCTCGTCAGCCGCTTCGAGTTCGTCGATAGCGCCCTCTTCGAGCAAGGTCTTACGCATCTCTTCTTTCTCGTGCTCTGGAATGTCTTGCCATGCGACTGTATCGCCGGTCATGTTCACGGCGTAACGGCCGACACCGTGAGACATGAGAACAATGGCAGATATTTTGCTCGTATGGTTCAGCTCTTTTGCTTCGTAGCTGGTCTTCAGCATAAGAACACCCTCACCAAAGGCTTCGAGTAGAGCCTTGTCGGGCGTATCAGCAATACCGCCGAGTCGCCAGCGCTGTACCCATTCACCGTCCTTCCATGTTTCGGTCGCTAGGTAGCACATGCTCTTGTGCTCTTCGCTGGTGCTGATGTTCTTGTCGTACCCGTAGGTCGTCATGAAATCGTCGAGCATTGTCATAGGTCGTAGGTCATCTTGTAGGGACATTATTTTTTCTTTCCTTCTAGGCGGTCTTGGTAAAAGAGTGTCTTGGCTATCTGCTGGGCGTATTTGTTCTGTGGCATACGCATACCTCGCTTCATGTCAGCGAGTAATTGCAGAGCTTCTTCTGCATTTTCAGCACCGATAATTTTGTGCTTGCGCTGGTACAGAGCAGTCTCGACTAAGAGATCGTCAGACCAGTTGTCATACTTGCCGGTCACTTGACCGTCAGACACCCACAGAATGAAATCTTTAGGGTTCTTGCGACGACGAACAGCCCAACGAAGGACTGGTGCATCTATGCAATTCCCGTAGTGCAGGGGTAGCTCTGCAAAGTCTTCCTCTGAAATCATTCGACCCTTGTCTGCCGCTATCCATACATTCGGCTGGCTATCGCCTCGTGTCGAGTAGAGAACGACGGTCGCACCGGCAAATTGCTTCACGACATTCTTGACAATTTCGTGAGTGATGCCCATAGAGCCGGAGCAGTCGAACACGACGGTTCCACCATTGGAGCGAACGGTCTCGCGGAAAATGCGGCGCTCGGGGTCGGTCAGCAAACGATCGGGTCGAGTCGGATATTTACCGACCATTGCAGGACGCTTACGACGACCCAAAAAGAACGCTGTTGTCTCGGTCAAGCTGGTGAGTCCAAAGCGGAGGTTGT